GTTTAGCATCCCGATCTGTAACCTTCAGAGGTGTTTAGCGCTTGGCAGTTTTTTTTCACCTGAAGCTCGTCCTTTTCAACATTTAAATTTTGTTTTATAATCCAACGCACCGTTGCAGTTGTGGGATCAAACCCATCAAACTCAAGTTTAGTGCACGCTGTTAGAATTACCATCATCGATAAGATTATCGTCAATCGTTTCATAAAACTCCCCTTCCGAATCGCAGTCCCAACATTGATGAACTTCGCTTCTATCTCTAAAATCTACATTTGGGTCACCATCTAGTTTTGCAACCCTAACATACCCATTGCCGTGGCACGTTTCACAAATGTGTATCTTTATTCTACCTTTTTTTAATTTTGCCATTTAGCTTCTTCACTTTCTCATTTGCAATTGATTCTATTGTTTTAGCAATAGACAATTTAGCATCGGGCAATAATACCTTTGATAGTTTGTCTAAAGTAGCGTATGTTTCTTTTGTCAGTGAAACATTTTTGTATTTACTCATGTCTGTCATGCGTGTTTCCTTTCATTTTAATAACCGATATATAGTTGATATTATAGGATTGTCAAGTATGAAATTTGTTTTAGCATTAATTCTTTGTTCGCAAACGCAACAAATATGTATGCCGCCTCACCAATGGCCTGAACTATTTAATAGTCAGTACGACTGCCTGATGTTTGGTTATGAAGAATCACAAAAGAAAATGAAAGAGATTGGCAGAAAAGAAGTCAACGAACATAGCATGTTTATTAGATTTACTTGCACACCACAGAACACGATTTGACAATATGGCAGAATTATGGTAAGGGAGTTTATCTTCTCACCATTACCTACCCTTTCACTCTCTCTTTAGGGTAGGTTTATCTACACATACAACCAATCAATGCACTACCATCATTCATGATATGCAAGTTTAGCGTATCAACATAACCAGATAGTTTTAATCTAAGTATCTCACAAAGATCAAAACAATCTATTTTTGATGTGAGTGATATACCTTCAAGTATTTTACTTGTTACCGGTATTAATTGATATATGCCTTCGTTTAGTATTATTAGATCCATCGTTTACTTTCGTTCCATGATTTATAACATTTCTTAACCCTGATGCTTTTAAAATCATATCAACACCATAAGGTTTCCATGCTTT